TCTTCATTCAGTTCTTCTGCAGTTAACCACTTAACAACTTCTTTTTCAGGTTTTCGTCCCATGTAGCCATTTTGTAGTTATTGGTTAAAAATGTTTTGTCTAATACTCTAATAAAAATATTAGCCCTCATAAACTTTTATGTCATCTAAATCCATTGTCCCGAGATTTATTCCCGAAGTAATCTTAAACTGAGTAGGATTCGAAGGTAACCAAGAATCTGTAGCTGTTCCCTTGCTCACCCCATCATAAAACAGCTCCCAATTACCGCTTGAATCTCTCGTTAGTTTAAGCGTATGCTCGTTAGTATCTGAATCCCATGTGAAGCTGATTAACGTAGTATCTCCACCGCCCGCCTGATTCTTAACAAGTAAAACTGCAGGACTCGTTGATTTATTCTGAATATATAGTACATAATAATTGCTCGAATCTTCGTACATGAAATAGGCAAATAGTGTATAATTATCGGTTCCTCCAACAGCAACACGCTGAAACTTAAGCTCCCATACCCCGCCATTGCTGCCATTAAATGTGTTTGAAAAATACCCATCTGCCGAACCTGTAGCTCTTAATTTACCGCTGTTGATTGATAAACCCGCAGTTACCGTCCATGCTGGTCGTAATTGTTTTGCAATAAGCAGTTTATCATCCAATAACAGTATTCCTGGCGAGCGCCTCTCAAGATCTAAATCATCAAAATCATCATATATATGATATTCAGGACCTCTTAAAATATACTGTTTCTTCATCCAAGGCATTAGTTTTGCACCCCCACAACTTTCTCTAATTGAACAGTTGGCTCATTCCCAGCATTTGGAGCTTGAGAACAGTAAGCATAGAGCCTGATTGCCTTAACTTTCTCGTTTGTTGTTACTGCATCCATCACGTCGATGAGCCAGTCGTCAAAGCTCTCTCCTTCTGCAACACTCTCTTCTGAGTCAAGTAAATCATCTTCTGTATCATCAGATTTAACAGCTCTGAGCATGAAGTAAAGAGTACATCCTGATCCTGAAGGATTATTTGCCTGAACGTGGATTCTGTTAACCCATCCAATGAAGTCGTTGTCAGGAGTGACTTCCTGCTTCTGTGTTAGAGCTGTCTCAGTTACCTGAACAGAAGAAGCGTTTCCCTTGTTTAGAGTTCTTCCTGCCAATTCCTTATTTAGATTTGTAATGTCATTTGCAAAAGAATAGTTGGCCCAGTTGTCATACTCTGCAATCGGCTGTTCTCCTGCTGTGTATTTAGCAGATCCGGCAGGTGGCTCAGTTCCAGTATTATCCCATCTGCTTTGCTGAGAGATTGGCATTATACCACCTCTGGAGCACTAATCTGAATAAACTCATTAAGATCTGGATGCTCATCAAGGATCTTTTTTATCTTATTCAGCCCTTCAATCTCAGAATTAAGCTTCTTTATTTGCTCTTCAGCTTGGAATTTACTCTTTCTTGCAGTTTCCAGCTCCTTCATCTTATTCTCTATAAGTTTGTCAATTGCCATAACAACCCCTCATAACTAGACTTTAAAAACTGAAGTCAGCTTAGAGCAGCCCAGCGTAAGTCCCTCCATCTGGATTGCTATTTGCCAGATCGTTATATCCCTTAGTCGCATCTGAAGGCTCGCCTGCTGACTTGCACTCAAATGTTCCCCACTTCTTAGCTGTTAGCCTTACTCCTGCAGGCTTAACAGAATCAAGAATATCCTTGAACTCATCAACTGTGATCCCTGCAGCTTCAAGATCCTGAAGAAAAACCCAAACATCAAATGATGCTGGCTCAGTATCCCATGTCTCCTTGATTGTAGCTCTATCTGTTTGCGTGCTAAGCACTGTAGATATTATTTCCTTGAGTTCTTTTACTGTTGCTGAGCTTGTGTATTGTCTGAACTGTGCTTTCAAACGTGCTCTATAGTGCTCATCTGTCTCTCCTGACAGTCTGCGTGTGTTAAGTAGCTCGCCGAGGTACTCGAGATTCTTTCCTGCCGCATAATCAACAAAATGAGCGCTTTTGATGCCCATTCTGTTGAATGGCAAGTATAGAACTAATCCACCAGAGACATTCTCACCGTTGTAGAGTTGCTGGATTTCTGACTCGCTTAGAGCTCTGTTGTAGATTCGAAGTTCATCGAGAATCCCATTGAGAAACCTGTCTGTTCCTCCCAAACTTCCAACTATAGCTGTTATTGAATTGTCGATACTTCCGTTTATAGCAGTTAAATCACCGCTGTTATCGAGAACACCATCCACATAAACATAACTTGTTCCATCCCTATCAATTGAGAACGCAACGTGATGCCATTCACCATCATTGAAAGTCGTTGTTGTTGGCAGTGATGCATAACCAGATGAATCCTGTATAGTCAAACGAATAGTGTTGTTATTAGTATAAGCAACTTTGTAACCAACATTTCCATGTGCTCCCTTGTACAAAATCATATCCATTGTCGTTGACGGTGTATAGGATGTTTTAATCCGAAATACAATTGAAAAGTCAGAAGTTCCCATATCAAGCGGGTCATCAACAAGAGTGACATAATCATCCACTCCATCAAACTGCAAAGCCCAGCCCCTCTCAGTCCAGATCCACTGACCACCGTAAATCATTCCATGATTGTTGTTGCCGCTCAGATCATATACAGTTTCATCAGTATCAATGCCAACTGATCTGCATAATCCCTCCAAGTCTCCAAATCCCTTATCCAAAATTGAGAGTAACTTGTAGATATTAGAGTCAGATGACTTGTTGAAAGCTGTTGAAAGCTTTGAAATCAGCTCATCAACTGCCATGCTCCACCTCAATTAATTGTAACTGTTATCTTTGCATCATCTGTCTGTGCGATCTCAGTGTCAGCAATTGCGATATTTGAAGTACCAGTAGGTGGAGAGGCTGTGTCGATCTTGACGGTAGCATCAACAACACCCTGGATGTCCATAACAGCAGCTACAACCTTGTTGTAGATTACGTCTTCTCCGATCTCTAAGTTGTTGATGTAAGCTTTCACAGCATCTTTGACATCCTGTTCTGAGATTGCAGTTCCGTCTGAGGTTATGTCAACGTCAGCATAGATGTTTACTGTCGTTGGTCTTGCAAAGTAAACAGTATATTCGTTGCCATCCTGATCATATGCTGTTCCCGAAGTATCTCCATAAGGCCTGATGCCTGCCGGCTTTGAATCAAAGATAGCCTGTGCAACATCGTTGTTAGTTCCACCCATAATAGTGACTCTGAAGGATTTAGGTGGCAGTCCTCCACCCGGTGTGTTATCGTTTATAGTGTCATTCTCCTCTATTTTTGCAGTAGTGACCCCGTCCACAGCCAGAACAGCCGTCTTTATTGCATCGAGTGTTGCTTTACCTAAACCAGAGATCGTTGTTTTTACACGCCACCTGAATGTTTCATCTGATTCTGTGTCTGATCCTCCACTTGTCGGATTTGAGTTCGTTACCGATTCAATTCCACTTACAGGATCCACTATCTTAGTGATCGTGTTTGCTGCTACATTGCCCGCTGAGCCAGCTTCTTCGGCTTCAATTGATGCGTCAACACTTGTGTTCCCTGTCAGCAATGTAACAGCCTCACTTGTTTTGAAAACTACTGATTCATCTGGTGTTGCAACTCGAGTTCCTGCTGGGATAAGGATATCTGATGTTGCTGCTGTTGATCTGCTGAAAGTGACTGTTCCAGTTGCTTTTGTCGCCTGCTTTCTTGTGAATCCGATAAGTGCAGCTACATAGTCAAGACTGCTGCCAGTTGCAAAATCAATATAGCCAGCGTAATAACAATCTTCAGCAAGTTGCCAGACTTCAGCTTCCCTGTAAGCTGCAAGCTGCATAATATAGTACAATGGCGAAGTTTCCGACAGATCTATATCGTCACCGAATTTCTGCTTGGCATCCTGCTTTAGCTCTTCAATAATCACAGAATACGGTTTTATCACAAAACCCGAATCAGTTACTCCATAGCTCATAGCGTTACCTCCATACTAACAGATTCCCCAGAAATGACCGTTAATCTGAGAGTTATAGTTACTTTCCTATCAGAATCGAGATCAGATACCTCAATCTCATCAATTGATTTCAGATAAGAATACCTGCTCAATGCTTTCCTTATCTCAGCCTCAATTAACTTCTTATTGAAGCTTGACTCGAAGATTTTGAAATAATCAACCCCCATTTCGGGATAGAAGGGGTCTGAGCCCTTGATAGTTTTGAGGATAATGCGAATATCTTGGGCTACCTTCTCAGCTCCATCAACCATTTCAAGTCTGTTTAATTGATTGAATACAAGATCGCCTGAAGAATCAAGCTTCAGAGTTTCTCCGTAGCTCATAGTTGTTAGTTTTTAGAGGATAATAAAAAGAAAAGTCAAAGCTTAGCAACTACTAGGGCATCATTGATGTTAAACCTTCGCTTGCTATTCCGCTCAAGTGGATACTTCGAGAAGACAATGAGAACACGGTCACCTTCTTGGATCCCGATGCTAACTGGTGGACCTGCAACATCTCCACTTGGCGTGCTCACAATTTCAGGATCATGGTAGTGTATGTACTTAAGATAAGGGGCTAAGGGAATTTTGAATAGCTCTGTTTCGTCAGGATCCTCAAGCTTCACATTTGCATATGTTTTGTCCTGGAGTAGTTGAGTAACTAGTGCAGTGCAAGCCGTGTAAACACCTTCGAGCTTGAGGTCAATTCTTTCGTTTATCAGCTTGATCATATAGGAACGACCTCCATCTCAGAGAAATACTCCTCCCCTAAACAGCAGTGCTCATACTCAGAAACTTTAAACTGGCCCTTAATTTTGATTGATTCAAGTTTAATGCGAGTGTCGATTGCAGTCTTCCAGATTAGCAATGATTTCAATTTGTATTTTTCTTGTTGCTGGTCCTGTTCGTCTACTCTGCAAACCTCTAAAAGCACGGTATCGCTGCTGATAACTATTGTCTCAGCATACTTCGAATCTTTTGCAACGAAGTAGCCCTTACCGTCTTTAACATAGTACTGGAAATCGGCATCATTGGCAAGTGTATCTAAGGTTTGCATTCCAGAATTCTTGAAAGTCATAGGCTTGGTTGTAATAACGCCAGTTTGCTCGATTTTGCCTACAGGTATACCGGCTTGTTGGAAAACCTGTTTTGCTATGTCACTGAGGTCCGTACCTTCTGGAGTTGTTATCCTGATTTGCTTCTGCAATTCTGTAAGATTGTCAACTGCAACTATCTCTGCTGCTAGGTCGGCCCCCTCAATCGTTAACTCTGCACGCTTCACTGTTCCCTGGAAGATTATCCCATAATCACCTCTATATCCTGCAATAAGAATGAGGGGTGAACCCGACTCGATTGCCTTGATAGTCGATTCACTCAGATTGTAAACAGTAATCTCAGCTGTTGCAGCCTCGTTAGCGCTACCTGTAACTCTAAAGAATATGTCGAGGTCGTCAACAGTCATCACCTTGTTCGCTATGTGGAGCTCGTAATAACGATCAAACAATCTCATGTTTGATTCTCCTCGAAGAGCCAGATTTCCAAATCATCTTTCTCGATCTTGCGAGGAAGGATCGTGAAGAGCACTTCATAAGTAGTCGGATCCTTGACTTCCCTCGGGTTATCCTTGACAAGCTTCTCGTTGAAAATTATGCTCTCATCCTCAGCCCTTACAATCTTCAGCACAGGAAAGTCATTCAAGTTCCAGCTGTAGAAGAGAGTATATGCTTTGCCGGAAATGATCACTCGCTGCCATTGAGGATATCCTAAATCAATATCCCAAGGAAGGAGTTTAATAGTCGACATTATCCACCTCCAAACCAGCTTAAAATAGAATCGAGCCAGCTCTTATTCTCCTGTTTCTCTAAAGAATCTGAAATTTCTTTTTCTTGGGTTCCTGCAACAGTTCCACCCGGAACATCTTCAGTTAATGGGATATCCTCTAGTATAATCAGTTCTGTTCTGAGTTCAACAGTTTGAATTTGCTTAAGAGTGATTGTTACTGTGTAGTTATTCTCGTACTCTCTTTCCACTTCAAGCGATTCTACGACAACATTCTCATAAATTCCACGTTCATCTGCTAAATCAACATCGAAAATTTGCTTGCTATTCCTTAATTCTTTGATAAAAGCAAGTTCTTCTTCGTTTGCATAAATTTCAAGATGAAGTTCTACAGGTTCTGGCTTAATGTGGTCCGCTACGAGGAAGCCTGACTCAACCCTGTTCTCCTGAACTGTATTTTTAAGGAGAACTCTACCTGTGACTGTTGCCCTGAACTCCTTGCCAGCTATTGTTGCATACATACTCGGTAGTCAGTTCGAGATGATAAAAAGAAAAGTCAGGTGATAGTGTAGCAGAGTGCGACACTTTTATTAACATAGCTGTCGCACTTTGCGACATGACAAGTAAAAGTGTAAGGGTTGATGAAGAAGCTTACAGTATAGCTCTGCAGTATGGGAAAAACCTGAGCGAGGCGATAAGAGTAATGCATAGTCTAATTGAAGAGTTCAGAAACCAAAAATTTGACGCCGATGATCTTGCTAAAAAGATATCTAGGTATTTGTATGATGACTTGAGTTCTCATTTAGAGTACTTACTGTCGAGGTAGCTCAATTTTATTTCCTAGGGCTTTCCTCTTTTTTTTGTTCTACTGTGATTTCTGCTAATTTAATGAATGCTCTACCTTCATGATTTTCAATTAATTTAACACATGCAGTCTTATCGAAAGTAATAGTAGTAGCATGAAAAACCGAGAGTACAAGATCTTGGAGTGTTTGGTCACTTTCGAGTTTATCTACCTCTAGACCAATTCTCTGTGCCTCACCTATGTTTATATGTCTACTATGGCTTTTAAAATAGTCGTAATTACATAAAGTATCTGAAACAGCTTTGGCAAGTTCTTCAGCGTCTTCTCTCCCACTAAACATATATTCTTTCAACCATTTATAAACAAGCTCTTTTGAAAGTTCTGTTGCATTAAAAGACTCTGTAAGCAAAGAAGGACCATATTGTTGTAGGATAGGGACCCATGATCCTAAACTCTTTGGATTGTTTTCACATTCATATTTTGCTCTATTGAACTGATCAAGAATAGCGCCAGCCGGAACGGATCTTCTGCCGAGGGGTGTTTGCAAAATTAATTGTGGATCAATAGGGCCGAGAGAGGAATGCTTTCCCATTATTATTTTATTTGCTGCACAAGCCAGCATTGTAGCCGCAGACATTGCTGCTTGTGGAATAATGACTCTAATATCTTTAAACTTACTTCTAAGATAAGACACGAGAGCCTCTGTCGCTCCTGGCAATCCTCCAGGGCTATGGATAATTAAATCAAGTTCATCTCCACTAAGACCATATATAGCTTCCATGAACCCTTGGATATCTTCTTCTGTGATTGTTATAAGTTCTGGTGGAAGTGGGTGGGGTTGAGTCCAATTTGAGGCATAAATAATTGTATTCCTTCCAGTGTGTCTGTAAAGCTGAGTTAAGTACTTTCTTCTTACAGCATCGCATGGACTTGGAGTGGCTTTCTTGCCTTGTTTAGCTAATTTACTCAACTTTCTCTCTTCATTTGCTATTTCTCTTAATAATTCACCCCAAGATGGCAAATTTGCACCTCAAAATGAAGAACTATCAGAATTCGTAGCAAAATAATGTTCCTCTTTTAACCATACTCTACCTTCTTTAACTCTTTTATCAATATCGCTGTAAAGTTCCATAAGGTCTGCTATTCCGGGCATCTTCATTGCCTTCTCTAGTAACTCATCATATTCTTTATCATAAGCCATAATACCAGTTAAGCTTCTAAG